TGGACAATGCGAGTCAGGATCACCACGCTGGTTCGCGCCGCTATTCCTGATGACGATTCAGATGCATACACGCAGCAGGTGCATCAAAAATTGATGGCTGATCAAACCGTCAACGGTTATGCACTTGACTTGACACCTGACCGTACGGACTTCAGTCTTTATGAAGCTGATGTGCCTTTGGGTATCATTAGCCAAGACTTTCTTGTGCGGTATCGCACGAGCAGGACTTCACTAACCAGCGCCTAACATCATGGCTAAGATTGAAAGGGAAGTTCCCAATCCCGGAGTGGGCGGCAGCTATTTGTTTGACCCTAAGTCTGGGAAGCTTACACTGATCACAGAAACCGCCGCTCCTACCACCGATGGCACTGACTCGGAAGAAGTTTCTGATCGCGAAGATTGAGTCAACCTATGGGACTGACCCTAGTCCTGTCGGCGGTTCTGACGCGGTTCAAGTTACCAACCTTGAAGTAACTCCGATTGAATCGGACAACGTTCAAGCGGCTTCTTATCAAGGCTTCCTTGGTAACAGCACCCGTGGCACTTTGGTTGCCAACAAGCGCGTCAGCGTGACCTTTGATGTTGAGCTGGCTGGTTCTGGCACTGCTGGCACCGCTCCTGCTTTTGGTCCGCTGCTGAAGTCCTGCGGTCTGAGCGAGACGATTGTTTCTTCCACCTCGGTGACCTACGCCCCGGTGAGCAGCAGCTTCAGCTCCGCCACGATCTACTGCTTCTACGACGGCACTCGCCACAAGATCACTGGCGCACGCGGCACTGTTAGCTTTAACCTGACTGCTGGTCAGTTTGCTGTTGCCAGCTTCCAGTTCATCGGCATCTATAACGCCCCTGATGACACTGCCCTGTCTGGCTCCTTCACTGTTGCCAATCAGGCTGCTGCCATCGAGGTCAACGACACCAACGTGACCACGGCCACCTTCCACGGTGTGACCAGCTCGCGCATTGAGTCGTTCGACATGGCGCTCAACAACGAGCTGCTGTACAAGGAGACCGCTTCCAACAAAGAGGTTCTGATCACCAACCGCGCCCCTGGTGGTACGGCTGTGATCGAAGCTCCTGCTGTTGGCACCACCGACTTCTTCGCCAAGGCCGTTGCTGCTGCCACTGATTCCACCAGCCTTGTGCTGGGCGCCACTGCCGGCAATATCGTGACTGTCAACGCAGCCCAAACCGATATCACCGGTTGCAGCTACGCTGATACTAACGGCGTAATCGCGCTGTCCATGCCGTACTTGGCTCTGCCCACCACGGCTGGCAACAACGAGATGTCGCTGGTGTTCACCTGATCTCTGTTCATGGCCTTCGTCCTCAAGAAGACTGCTTCCTACAAGTGGGAAGTCAAAGTTGAGGTTCCTGTTGATGGGAATCGCTTCGAGTCTCAAACGTTTGAGGCAGTCTTCAAGAAGATCAGTCGTTCGGCCTTCAATGCTCTTGTCGAGAAGGGTGATGATGCCCTGCTTGATGGGATCCTTGAAGGCTGGGATGGCATCAATGATGAAACTGGCAAACCAGTTCCTTTTACTGAAAAGAACAAGAAGGAGCTTTGTGACGACCCCTACGTCATGAAGGCTTTGATTCAGGCGTATGCCGATAGCGTCACTGGGGCGCCGGCAAAAAACTAAAAGCCGCCGCTGAGTATTGGGCAAAAGGCGGCGTTGTAGACGAACGTGAAGCCGACCTGAAGGCTCTTGGCGCCAGCGAGGAGCAGATCGCCGCTGCACGTCTTCAGGCTGCTCAGCAGGACTGTGAGGTCTGGGAGGAGAACTGGGAGGTTGTGTTGATGTTCATCCGCATGTCGACGCAATGGCACACGAGCATGGCCGGATTGACGGGACTGATCTACCCGAGTTTGGAATGGCTCTGTAAGCTGTATTCAGTCAAGGATCCTGTTGCCATTTTCGAAGGCGTGCAGGTGATGGAAATGGCTGCCCTGGCCGTTCTGAACAGCAAACGCAAATGAGCCAAACCACTGAGCTGCTATTCAGGATCAAGCAACAGGGCGGTGAGCAGCTCACGCGGTTGTCTAGCAGCTTCAAGAATCTGGGGCAACAAGCCGCTGCTGCAAATGTCAATTTCAAAGAAGTATCTGATGATCTGAGGAAAATTCAGCAGACTTCTGCAAATAGCATTAATAATCTCAAAGGTTATGCAAATGCATGGCGTGAGATTGCAAATAGCGTTGAGATTGGAACTGCTGAATTCAAGCAGGCAAACGCCGAGGCAGCAAAGCTTGAAGCGCAACTGAAAAAGGTGCAGCCGGGCGGACGCGGGCGTCTTGCCACTAGCGCACAGATTGCAGGAACTGTCGCTGGCGCTGGAGTTTTTGGCGGCTTTGAAGGCGCAGCAGGCGCTCTTGCTGGCGGAATAATTGGCGGTGTTCCAGGTGCAATTACAGGCGGTGCATTTGGCGCTCAACTTGGAATGATTCGCCAGCAGATTGCCGGCACTGCCACTTATGCAGCAGATCTTTCAAGGCAACGGCAAGCATTGCAATTGGTCACAAAAAATGCGGGCGAATATTCGCGTGCTTTGGCATTTATTGATAAAACCAGTCGCGATCTTGCAATTCCACAAGATATTTTAACAAGACAATTTACTCAGCTTACTGCATCTGTAAAAGGCGCAGGTGGCAATGTGAAAGATGCTGAGACTGCATTTATTGGCATTGCGTCTGGTATTCGCGGAACCGGCGGCAGCCTTGAACAACTCGATTCCGCGCTGACCGCAACATCTCAGGTGTTCAGCAAAGGCAAAGTTTCTGCTGAAGAATTGAGACAACAAATTGGCGAACGATTGCCAGGTGCTTTTAGTTTATTTGCAAAATCAATGGGAATGACCCCGCAAGAGCTTGATAAGGCTCTTGAAAAAGGGCAAGTCAGTCTTCAGGATTTCCAGCTTTTCACCAAAAAACTTTTTGATGAATATGGTGAAAACGCCAAAATTATCGCTGATAGTCCTGATGCCGCCGGCGACCGCTTGAAAACTGCGCTCAGATCACTCAGCGCAAGTGTTGGTACGTTGCTAAAGCCCATAGGTGCGGGCTTTCAAAATATTTTTACTGATATTGTCAACATCATTGACAAAGCTGTTCGGAAATTTAACGAGTTTGCCAAAATAATTGGACAGAAGGACTTGCAAAGATTGCGAACTGAACTGACTGCAACAAATCAACTGATTACTGATCAAGAAAAAATAGGCGCTCAAAATGCGCAAAAAGGTTCTATTTTGCAAGAGCAATATGCAAAAGCACTGGAAAAAAGAAAAAAAATACAAGCAGAAATTACGCGTTATGAATTACAAGCAAAGCCTCCGGGAGATACAAAAGAGCCTCCTTCGAGACTTCCGGGCATTGATACCACTGGTGGTGGAGACTCTCAATCAATTTTAAAAAAATTGCAATCTGATTTTTCACGTTCAATTGCTGTACTTGGTCGTCAATTTAATAATCAAACACGCAAACAATTGCTTAACGATGTTTTGATTATTGAGCAACAAATTACAGCAGCGTTGAAAAAGGGAAATCTTAGCGAAGCTGAGAGGCTGAGAATTGTTCAGCGGCGTCAAGCTTTGGAAATCACTCGCGATGTTTTGATTAATGAAGAAAACGCGTTAGAAGACAAAATCTTCCAAGGCAAGCAAAAGGGTCTTGATGTAACCGACGCTCAAATCCGCCTTGATGCAATCAGGCTTGAGCGAGAGCAAGCCGTGGCCGATATCAGAAAACTTGACAACGATGAGCTGGCAAAAACAGTTGCATTTTTAGATCAAATTAAAGAAAAGCTGCCCACCTACAAAGGTGGCGAAGTTGAGCAGATAACTGTGTTCGGGAAGATGAAAGAAGAGATCGATGCGCTTAAGCAATCTTTTGAAGATATCCAACCGCGCTTGACTGATCTCGCTGGCAACTTGTCAACCAGCCTTGGCACTGCGTTTGACAACCTTGTTTTCTCGGCTCAATCAGCACGTGAAGCGCTTGGTACTTTGTTCCAAGACATTGCCAAATCATTCCAGAACATGGTGATTCAAATGATCACCGATTACCTGAAGTTGCAAATTATGACCTTCTTCAGGAATATATTTGCGCCTGCACCCGTCAGTGTTGCTGGTAATTACTTTGGCGGTGGTGCGCCGAGCATGTTCACCAATCCTTCGTTTGGCGTAGGTACTGGAAGTTTTGGTGGCTCACCATTGCCAAGTTTTTCCCCACTGCCCAGTTTTGCGATGGGCGGGATCATGTCCGCTGGTGGTCCGCTCAAGCTCAAGCGTTACGCCGGTGGTGGCATCGCAACCAGCCCACAACTCGCCATGTACGGCGAAGGAAGCCGCCCCGAAGCCTATGTGCCGTTGCCTGATGGCCGCACAATTCCAGTGACGATGAAGGGCGGCGGAGGCATGGGTAACGTGACTGTGAATGTCGATGCCAATGGCAGCAATGTTGAAGGCAATGGTCAGCAGGCCAATGCTCTTGGCAAGGCAATCGGCATCGCCGTTCAGCAAGAATTGATCAAACAGAAGCGTCCTGGAGGCTTGCTCGCGTAATGGCTACTTTCAACGACGCCACTGTTGGCACCAGCACGGGCGGCACGACTCCTGATTTTGGTGCGTCACGCAAAAGCCAGCCGAACGTACGCAAGGTGCAGTTTGGTGATGGCTACGAGCAACGGCTCACTTATGGCCTGAATCAAAATCCACGCGTTTGGGATCTGACTTGGACAGCCAAGGACAGCACGGATGCCGATGCCATTGAGGCGTTCTTTGATGCCCGCGCTGCTGATAATGCGAGTTTCACTTGGACGCCATTGGATGAAGCAACGGCCTACAAGTGGGTCGTGGAGAGTTGGTCGCGTGACCTTCGTTACGCCAATGTGAACACCATCACAGCCACTTTCCGTCAAGTATTTGAACCCTGATGGCGTATTCAGCTTGGGCTAGTTCAACCGCATATGTCGTTGGCGACATTGTCCGCGCCAGCAGCTTGCAGGCATCTGGTCTCGTCTTCCAATGCACCACGGCCGGCACCAGC